TAAGAAGGGTTTGTACATTCCTGGTACAGCGATAGAGATAATAGAAGAATTCAAAGACGACGAATTGCCTGTATTGCTAACTGCCTGGAATTATGAGGATGAGTTTAAAAAGCAATATCCAGAAAGGGGGTATATTACGCCTTATGAATGATTGTGAATTGATGCAAAATCCAATGAAAGTATGCTTTATTCATAGCGGCGGTGATTCTATGGCGTCTTTTAGGTATCGGTGCAAGATGCCCGCTAAGTATCTCAATAGCCAGGGGGTTGAGACTTTCTTAAATTGCGGTGAAGCTAACGTTGTTGTCTTTACAAAACCGACTCAAGAGGACGACGATTTAGCAAGTTTTATGAAAGACCAAGGAGCAACGATAATATTTGATATCGGAGATCCGCACTTTGAACACCCAAGACTGGGGCCTATATACGAATCTATGCTCGCAAGGGCTGATTTAATAGTCACTCCAACAGAATTCACAAAAAAATTAATAAACGAAAAAGGCAGAGACGCCGTAGTTATTCCAGATCCTTACGAATTTGAACAATTAGCCCCTCATGCAGAAGGCGAGAAGTTTTTGTGGTTTGGTCATGAAACCAACACAAAAGACATAAAAAGCATTGTTGATGTTTTCGGAGATAACGGGCTAAGGATAATTACCGGGCCATCTAAAGTGCCGGAGACTACATTTTATAGCCCCCAAAACCTAAAAAGAGGGCTTGAGGAGTCGAATATAGCCTTGTTTCCTACCTCTAAAGGCTCGGAATATAAGTCTAATAATCGTTTGATTAACGCTGTTATGTCTGGATTGTTCCCGGTTTGCTCTAATCATCCAGCCTATGAAGAGTTTAAAATGTTCTGGGTGGGTGAGATAAATACCGGAATTAGATGGGCAAAACACTATAAATCAGACTTGAACGATTTAGTAGCAGAGGGGCAAAGTTACATTAAGGAAACCTATTCACCTGAAATAGTGGGGGCAAAATGGCTAAACCTATTAGAATCCATCTAGGGAGCGGTGTTCATAAATGGCCTAATAATTGGATAAATGTTGATTCAAACGGGAATCCAGATATTTTAGCAAGCGTTGATAAACTTCCGTTTGAAGATGGTGAAGTGTCAGAAATAACAGCAATACATTTATTTGAGCATTTACATAGATTTACGATAGATGAAGTTCTCAAGGAATGGTGTAGAATACTCACCGTAGGAGGCAAATTGAGCTTGGAAATGCCCTCTATGGATAAAATAGCTGATATGATAGCGAAAGGAGAAGATAATATTAGGTTAACTTTATTGGGTATATTTGGAGATCCAAGAGACCCTAAGCCTGATATGCTGCATAAATGGTGTTGGACTAATAAAGAATTGAGTCAAGTTTTAACTAGCAATGGGTTTAAGGTAGAATTCAAAGAGCCTATTTTTCATATATCAAAAAGAGATTTAAGGGTTGAGGGGATTAAATTATGAATGATGTGAGAGACTATGAGGGAAGGGACGAAAAGCCACCATTCCTAAGATTTGCCCATGAAGCTGTGGAGGATAGACACGCCTCTAATATTACGGGTAAAACAGAATACAGGAACGTTGTTAAGGTTTTCATTCATGCAGCAGGTGATAATAAGTGTGAAGTTCCGGCAATAGTAAGAGGTTTTGGAATAACAAAGGAATTGGTTGAGCGAGAAAAGACTTCTATCGTTGAGAGAAAAATACAAAAAGAAGACGAAAACGGCGAAATATACTTTGAAACCTTAACGCAGCCAGAAACAAAGATAGTTACAGAGCCTCAATATATATACACAGAGACAACCCCATGGCTTGATAAGATTAAATCAGATTTAAGGCATCGCAGAATAAGTCAAAACTATTACGATTACTGTATTAGACATTTTAAAGCATGGGAAGCCAAGGGCGAAACTCCTATCGACGGCATACCTATCATAGAATGGACAATGATCAGTGAAATGCACAAGAAAAAATGTCTTGATATCGGGATTAATACCGTTCAAAGGCTGGCAGAGGCTACAGAAGAGGCTTTAGCTAATATAGGGATGGGTGCCAGGGACATAAAGAAAAAGGCCATTGCTTATCTTGATAGCTCGAATGATATAGGTGCTGCTGCTGCTAAAATTGCAGCTCTTGAATTAGAGCTTGAAAGCAAGGCAAAGCAATCTCAGACAAACTCAGATTTGCAGAATAAAATCGCAGAACTTGAAGCTAAATTAAACAATAAGCCTAAACGGGGTAGGCCAGCAAAGAGCGTAAAAGATGACTCTATTAACGATATGTCAGAACGTAGCTGAAGACATAGGAATACCATCACCCACAACGGTGGTAGGTAATACTGATAGGCAAATTGTACAGCTTTTACAGATTGCCCAAAGAGAAGGCAGAGATTTAGCCTCTAGGTATGGTTGGACGGATTTAATAAAGGAAAATACCTTTACGTTAAGTACTTCTTCTCAAGATCAAGGATTGTTGAATTCAGCGGTAGTCAGTGATGGTGATTTTGATTACATAATTAATGATACAATGTGGAACAGAACGGACACATTGCCTATCCCTGGCGGCTTGTCTCCACGATATTGGCAAACTTTACAATCCTTTGTGGTGACGGCTCCCTATTTAAGGTACCGAATAAATCAAAGAAAGCTATTCATTGAGCCTACACCCCCCTCCGCTGATACTGTTGCTTTTGAGTATAAGTCTAAATTTTGGTGTGAAAGCTCTGGCGGAACCGGACAGGCTGCGTGGGCTGCTGATAATGATGTTGGCATTCTGGATGAAAGATTAATGGAATTGGGCGTTTTATGGCGATGGTTAAAGCGTAAGGGGTTGGAATATTCGCAAGATTTCCAAACATACGAAACCCAGGTGAATGACGCTATAGGCAGGGATGGTGGGAAACCAAGATTAAATAGCTCATCTTCGGCGGCGGTTAATAGGATGCCAGGAATAGCCGTACCTCCTGGTAGCTGGGTGCCATGAGAAAACCTTCTTTCAGCAAATCACCCCCTGGTAGACAAGTCTCGCAAACTTATAGTTTGCCTGCTCCTGTGGGTGGTTGGAATACTAGAGATTCCGCCGCAAACATGGCAGAAACAGACGCCATGGAGATTATTAACTATTTCCCCGAAACCAATGATATAAGAGTCAGAAAGGGCACAAAAGAGCACGTTACCGATATAGCGTCTAATGCTGAAGTAGAGTCATTAATGACCTACAACAACCCTGACGGAACAGAAACTCTATTTTGTGCTGCTTCTGACTCATTTTATGACGTTACGACCGCCGGTTCAGCGGGTGCGGCTGTAGTCGGGTCACTAAGTAACGCTAGATGGCAACATGTCAATTTTACTAATTCTTCTGGTACGTCTTACCTTTGCACTTTCAACGGCATAGACAGTCCTCAATTTTGGGATAACTCAAGCTGGACTGCAATTACTGGGGTTTCAACTCCTGCAATCACGGGTTTAACCACTTCGGATATTATCAATTGCGCCGTTCATAAGCGGCGAATGTGGCTAGTTACTATAAACAGTTTGAAAGCATTTTACTTACCAGTAGACTCGGTGGGTGGGAAAGCTAGAGCCATAGATTTAGGAGGAATAGCCACAAAAGGCGGTTATTTGATGGCTATAGGCACATGGACCTTAGATGCTGGTGAAGGTGCTGATGATTATTGGGCGGCTATAACCTCTGAAGGGCAGGTAATTGTCTACATAGGCACCGACCCTACTTCAAGCAGTACATGGTCTCTCAAGGGTGTTTGGGACATTGGAGAACCTATAGGTAGGCGATGTTTAAAGAAGTTCAACGGCGATTTGTTAATTATTACTGTTAACGGGGTTATTCCTTTAAGTCGGTTGGTAGTATCTGCCAGTACTGATCCTAATGTGGCGATCACTGAAAAGATAAATAAATCCATGACAGACGCCTCCGCTAACTACAGGGCTAATTTTGGTTGGGAAATACACCATTTTCCGCAAGCTGATATGCTGTTAGTAAATATTCCAGTCAGTGAAGGTAGAGACCAAGAACAGTACGCCATGAACACAATTACTAGTTCATGGGGAAGGTTCAAGAACATAGATGCTAACTGCTGGGCCATATTAGAAAAAAATAGCTATTATGGCGGTTCTGGAAAGGTTTATAGATTTTGGAATGATTTGGACGATAACGGCGCGGATATAGACGCTGATTTAAGACAGGCAGAAAGCTATTTTGGGGCTAAAGGTCAGCTAAAATATTTTAAATCCCTAAGACCGGTATTATCTGCTAGTGGTACTCCTAGTGTTTTAAGTGGTATAAACGTTGATTATCAAACATCATTACTTACAGGCCCGTTGTCTTTTTCCCCTATTTCCGTGGGATTGTGGGATATTGGCTTATGGGATGCAGCTATATGGGGAGGTGATCTAGTTCTATTTAACGATTGGCAAACATTCTCAATCATAGGTACTTCTGGCGCTTTTAGGCTAAAAAGTTCTTCTGCGGGGATTGAGGTTAGATTACAGTCTAGTGACCATGTTTTTGAATATGGAGGAATAATTGCTTAAATTTCAGCGTGAGAGATTGGGGGATATTTTACCGGAAATAGAGGAATTATTAAGAAATCAATGCAAAGAAGACGGGGAAATTTTTTCCTTCGATATGCCTAGGCTATTGGATTATGACGATTGTGGATACAGGAGGCAGTATACAGCAAGATTTAATGGTAGAATTGTTGGACACTCTGCGGTATACGTTTCTGTTTCTTCGAGGACTAATATTAAGACGGCTTACGATGAGAGTTGGTATTTATTGCCTGATTTTAGAAAGGGATGGAACGCAGTGAAATTATACAAGTTTGTTGAAAAAGATTTAAAAAATGAGGGAGTTAAGTCTATTCGGCTAACGCTGGAATGTGGTAGCAGGATATCAAGCGCTCTAGATATGCTTAACTTTAAAGTTTTAAGCGTTAATTATGAAAAGGTCTTATAATGGGATTATTTAGTAAACCAGATCCACCAGATCCGCCTGATCTAGCGGGAGCTGCCGAAGCTCAAGG